TCTTTTGCTATTTCCTTTTGAGATAGCTTTTTTTCTTTACGTAACTCTTTTAATCTATTCATTTATATCAACACCTTTCAAATGTATTATATCATTCTTTTTCTCAAACCAGACAAAAAAAGTCCAATAAAATAAAAAATATCCTTGACAAAGACAAAAAGTGTCTGTATAATAAAAATCAATCAGACAAAAAATGTCTGAACAAAACCTCCAGCGCAACACTTTTCAATCTATTCTGCTGGAGGTAGCTTTTAAAGATAATAGAAGGAGGTAAGACATTTGAAAAATAATATGCGTGTTATTTTAGCAAAGAAACGCTTGAAGGTGGCAGATGTTGCAAGAGAAACAGGGCTATCAAAAAGCACTTTGACGGCATTGTATTATGAGCGTTCAAAAAATCCGACTTTTGAGACATTGCAGAAAGTAGCTGACTTTTTAGAAGTTACGATTGATGACTTGTTAAAGGTTGGATAAATAGAAAGGAGCGACCCAATCGCAATACTATATTACATATACAGATTTCTCATGTGGTGCTTTACCGCTGGGAATTGACCTGCTCGGAAGAAATATCCGACCTAGAACATAAAGGAGAAAAACAAAATGAACAACACACAAGTATATCAAGCACAAACAACTAACCACGGTATCGCTAGAGCATTGGGCAAAGAAATGAACTTTAAAGAATTTAAAACATGGCTAGATGAAGCCGTGAGTATGGCGGAAGCTATGGCATTACCTGAAAATAAAGCAGTACTTGACGACTTAATAGAAAATACAGCCAATAACCTAGTTTTTATCGCTGAGTTAGTGGAAAGCCGTCAACTGATTTATAGAAAACCTAGACATGAAGATTAAAAACGACAACAAAAAAAGTCACTTGCTCAAATTTTGGTCGAGGAGAGCAAGCGACTGGATCAAGAATATAGATATTTTTCCTATATCTCAATTATAACAAAAATCAACTATTCAATCAATAACAACTAATGGCAGGCAAGCAATTAGAAAAGGTTTTGAAAATCATAGAGCGCCAACTCTTTAAACTGGTACTTTCTCACGCTTTCAATTTGCTGAGTCTGAGCGTGAGGCTGTAGGCAAGAAAAACTGTATAAGAAACAACCATTAAAAATCCCCACACTCGCCATCGCAAAACTTTGAGTGTGAGGATATCCTGGATAGTAAAAGGCAATAAAAAGGCCAACGGAGGAAAATATGATAGCAGATCAATTAGAAGCTATTTCAACAAATTTAGAAGAAATACAAGAAATTCTTGTAGGAGATGGAACTGCATTAGCTAAAAGAGAAATCAGCAGGGTATTGAACGACTTGGACGATGTTTATAATGAACTAACTAGCACAGAATACCATGAACAACAGGAAACACTTAAGGAACAGACGGAAAGGATGAAACAGAGGGTGATTGCTGAGGTAATAGGTGAACTAGAAGAACGAGAAGAGTCTTATTACAGAAATTATTGGGGTGATACTAAGTTTATAAAGCTACTTTCCAATTTTGATGGATTTCTTTTCTTAAATACTTACCTAGCTGAAATAACTAAAGAGAATGACTACCCTATGACTCCAGACCAAGTATTTAATTATGTATGGGAAGTTATAGCGGTTGATATCGCAAGAAAAAAACGAGGGAAAAAGAACGTTTTGGATTCATGGACAGACTCATCCCTATATACTCGTGGAATGATGATTGATTAGGAGGCGATGCAATGACACTAGACCTAAAAAACATGACACAAGCAGAATTTGATGAAGTAATGGCTGAAATCAAGGCAGAACGCCCCAGCGTCTTTCAGTTCATCACTGATTTTTTAGATAGAAAGGTAACACCCGAAGAGGTGGACGAATTTTTGAAGATGGAGCGAGCTGAACAAGTGGACTATATCAAGAATTATCAAGCGAGGGCATAACATGAATGAGTTAGATTTGACCAATACACAGGCAGTTTTTGTTACCGTGGTATTGATTGGCTTACTGCTTTATCTAAACCACCGAGACCGCAAAAAAAGCGCCCAATTTGAGCGAGAAAACCAACAGACGATAGAAACACCTAGCGAGGATTTAAACCCTGAATATGGGCGTTATATCCAGCTTGCAGGGGTAAGAGTTTACGGAGGGATGAAATGAGTTACACAGTGAAGATATACCTTGATAGTGAAAAAATACCAGACGAACCTTATTTTACTAAAAATATTTTTCTAGCTACGTGTATGGACAATGCAACAAAGTTAGCTGTAACTATGGGCTTGTTGACAAAACAAACGTTGGATTTAGAGACTAAGACAGCTATTTTGAAAACCCTTGATACAATCATAGAAACTCAAAAAGATATTTTGCGAGGGGTAGCGAGCGGACAAATAACCTTTTTGAATAAAAGCAAAGGAGAGGAGGAACTGAATGAGTCTATCAGAGAATGACAAACGAGTATTAAGACTAATCAAGGTAGGGGCTGAGAACTCCATAACAGGAGCAGAAATCAGCCTGATCACTAAGCTAGCAGAAAGAACCGTGCAAGATATTATCAGCCGTCTAATCACGCGCCATAGTGTTCCTATTGTTGGGGTTCGCCATGGGACATTTAGAGGATATTTTATCCCTGCTAACAAAGAGGAGCTACTGGACGGAGCAAAAACATTTTACAATCAGATACGAGAAGAAGAAAAGCGCCTAGCGGTGTTGATGAACAGCGATCTAGAAAGCTACAAAGAAACCTTGAAGGAGGTGGGCGGATATGTTTAGCCTAAGTCGAGAAAGTGAGCATGACCTGACTCATGGCATTCTGGAGGTAGTAAAAAAATACCTTGAAGCGCATGAGAAAGTACCGCAGAGACTGACCAAGTTAATAAATAGAGTTGAACTCAAAGAGGAGTTGAAAATCAGTGACAGCACGCTAAATAAGTGGGAAAGGCAGGGTTTAAGACGCTATCAACCGCCTGACGATGGTTCTAGAATGATTTACTATTTAGTGACTGACATCTGGAAGTTTCTGGGGGTGGATAAATGAGGGTGCTGGAGTTGATTCTATCCGCTGATAAATTACCTTTGTTTGCCTTTCTCAAGTCTAGCCCAACCCAAGTTTGGAAGAATGGCAATCACTATAAATTTATCTATTTTGAGCCAATAGGCGAGGCGCTGACGGCTTTTCACTACAAAGGCTTGTATGTGGTAGTTAAAGACGAAAGTGAGGAAGTAGAGGGCTGGGAACTAACCAGAGATTTAGAGATAGGTTTGGCCAGTCCTGACTTGCTGACGATCCTGAAAGATTTAGAGGTAAACAAATTGACCGAGCAACGGCAGGGGCTTGGAGTGGAGTTAAAAGGCTGGGTTTTTGACCTGATTTGTAACGGAATTTATACCAGGTATGAGACTTCACTTTTTGTCCGCTTGCTGTTTGTGAATGGCTATAGTTTTAATCAGTTAGTGGATTTGTTTTCAGCAATTGTTAAACGCAAAGACCTAGCAAGCTATTTCCTAGAAGTAGCGACAACATTCTATAAGGAGGTGGCTTTTGAATAGCAATGACATTGTAAATAAAATCATTGAAGAGAACCAGCAGCATGAACCCACTAAGGCAATAGAAGAATCAGAAAGCTATCTGACAACCTTCAAAGGGATACAAGGCTTTTTATTCAACGTATGCCAAAGTTTAGGGGAAGCTAAACCGTCTAAGTCTTTGGGGGTTGCTGACTTTCTAAGAAAGTATATCCGATTTGTGAGAATTAGACCAGAAGCGCAGGGACAGAAAGCGCCCTTATATTTCTATCATCCTGATAAGGGGATATGGATAGAAGATAACGAGTTACTTCAAGATTTAATCTCAACCATTCAACCAGATACGACAGAAAAACAAGCTTTTGATACGATTTACAAAATAGCTAGACGTAGCCCGTTGAAGTCTATTCAAAATGATTATACGGTTATCGGAAACCAGCTATATAACGCTAGTAAGGAAACATTTGAACCTTTAACACCTAGCATTATTGTAACTAGAAAAATCCGTACAAGATACGACCCAGAAGCCTATGAGCCAACTATACACGGCTGGAGGCCCAGCAAGTGGCTTGCTGAATTATTTGACAATGATCAAGAATCATATAACCTAGCTATCCAGATTATTAAAGCAAGTATCACAGGTAGAACCCTTAAAAATATCTTTTGGCTTTATGGCGAGGGTGGAACTGGTAAGGGAACATTCCAGCAGTTACTTATTAACTTGGTAGGCATGGAGAACGTCGCAAGTCTCAAGATGACTGAGTTTGACAAAAGCCGTTTTTCTACCTCCATTCTGTTAGGTAAGAGTTTAGTTATTGGGGACGATGTACAAAAGGATGCAGTTATCAAAGATACGTCAAACATGTTTAGTCTTGCGACTGGTGACATCATGACTATAGAGGACAAAGGAAAACGCCCCTATAGTCTACGCTTGAACATGACTATTATCCAGTCGTCCAACGGCTTACCAAGAATGAACGGGGACAGGTCAGCGATTGACAGGCGGTTTAAGATTTTACCATTTACCAAAGTCTTTAAAGGGAAGCCAAACAAAGCAATCAAAGACGACTACATCAACAGGAAAGAAGTATTAGAGTATTTCACACGCCTAGCCCTTGAAACACCGACAAAGGACATCACACCAGAGAAATCAAAGGAGATTTTGCAAGAATACCACGAGGATAATAATCCAGTTATTGCTTTTGTATCTTCATTCTTTACGGATGATCTATCAAGCGAGTTTTTGCCTAATGACTTTGTTTTTCATAATTGGAAAGGATTCATAGAATATTATGGCGTGAAGCTACACAAGACAGAAATGGGGTTGCATAGAGAAATTAAAAGCAATCTACCAAGCTGGATAACGGTAGGACAGAAAACAATCCCAGCAGGGAGACAGCTTCATGTTGGTTTCTATCCTCACGAAGATTCAGCACCTTACTCACATCCATATTTCAATGGCAGGGAAAAACCTGAACAACGAAAAAAAGCTAAAAATGAACGGGGGTACTTTAATGGAAAAGCAAAAAGAAGGAAATAAGTTATACACTTTATACACTTGATAAAAAAGCGTGGGAGCTGAAACCCATAGAGCGCCAAGGACTTTAGACGCTTATACACTTTATACGGTAGATTTTTTCTTTTACAGTATTAAGCGCTCATTTCTCGTAAATTATATAAACTAGTGTATAAAGTGTATAAAGCGTATAAAACAGGACTTAAACCCTTGATATGACAGGCTTTTAATTTTATACACTTCAAAAATAAAGTGTCTAAAATTTTCGATAAGTGTATAAAAAACATAGATAAAAATGGTAAAACAAGGCATTTTACATAATTTACCTTAAAATAAAGAAAGGACAACAACATGAAAGTTAAACTATTTGAATATACTAGACGATGGGAAAAAGAAGACTTTGAGAAAGAGGTCAACGACTTCATGGCGACTGTTGAAGTGCTGGACGTTAAATTTTCTGGTACACCATCTAGTGAACCTTTTAATTCAGTGGCTACCGTATTGGTATTATACAGATAACAAAATGGGGTAGATAGTACCGACCCCCTTGCAATGGTGTAACTACTAGTGACATCCTTAAAACAGAAAGAGGAAAAACAACATGACATTAAAAGTATTTTCAGAAACCGCACCAAAACATACATTTACTTATGAATTTGGAAACCTAGAAGACGCACAAATAGCAGGGCTAGCTTTATTTGGATATATGAGAGGTACTTATCTAGTGCCAGCTATTAAACTAAGATATAAGGAAAACGGAACGCTTATCGCTGAGTATTTGGAGGATAACAATCTAGATATCAACTTTAAACGCATTTGTGAGGTTTTCAAGAATAGCGAAAATCCAATAGATGAAGAAGTTGAAGAGTAGAGAGTAAGTAAGTAGATGAACTACAATAGAGACCCCGTTACTGGATTGGATATGGCACTCTAAAATTAATAAAAACAACAGAAAAGGAAAGAATAAGATGACAGAAACACAAAACACAAACAACATTGAACAAGCGCAAAAGCGCCAAGAACTAGCCCAAAAAATGGATAAAGCACTAGATAAAATCACTAAGGAAGTAAACGCATTGATCACGCAAAACGAAAATGCGATTGCTGAGGCTGAACGAGAAAAAACACAGTTGCTCCAAGACCAAGCGACCGCCCAACGTGAACACGATGAGGCGGTTGATGAAGTAGATAAAGACAAGCTACGCAATGCCAAGGATAATTTATGGATTGCTGAAAGTAAATTAAAAAAGAACGCTCAAAAGCTGGAAGACTTGCACAATGAAACACTGATGAATCTTGAAGATTTTAAGTCAAAAATCGATGAACTAGATTCAACGGTTGACAAAAAACATAAGGCACTTTATGATAAAGCCGTGGATTTGTTACGAGAGATTGACCAAATTGATGACGAATTTAGAGCGGATTCGGATAAACTTCAATCCCTTTACCATGCTATGGTTTACAAAGTTGGAAAAGGTAAGAGAGAGTTTACTTTCAGCACAGGGGGATCTATTATTTCGCCAGCCGATGGAAGGGTTAGATACGAACCAGTCCATCCAGTTGAACCATTCTTAAGAGATGTTTATGTGCGAGCTTTCGGAAATACTTACAACGATGTGAAGGGACATTTTTAAAAGATGAAGAGACAAATCAGACACAAAATTGAACCAGTACCAACGATTGTAGAACTCTTTAAACTAATGGAGGAGCACCAGCAAGCACATCCAGAGTATGAGCGTTATAATTTCAAATACATTGAAGACGGGGACGCTATTGGTGCAATCATTGACTACAACGTGGAAGAATCAGTATTAAAAGCTGAGAAAGAGCAAGATAACGCTTAAGACAAGGGGGAGTTTTCCCCTTTTTGTCGCTTAAGGAGGTGAACTAATGTGACAGATAAGTTAACGCAAAGACAAGAAAAATTTGTCCAAGGACTAGTGGCTGGACTATCTCAAAGAAAAGCATATAAAGAGGCTTACAACGCCCAAAAGATGGCTGATAGTACGATAGATTCAAGGGCTAGTAAGTTGCTGAAAGAGTACAAGGTTAATACAAGGTACAGAGAGTTATTAAAAGAGTTTTCAAACCGTGCTTTGTGGTCAAGGGAGCAGGCTTTTAATGAGTATGAATGGCTAAAAAATAAAGCTAAATCTGAAATTATCGAAAGTGGATTGAAGCCTAGCAATTTCAATGCCTTTCTTTCTGCTTTGCATGGGATGAATAATAGCGCTTTTCGTGATTTGGAGTTGCTGGACGAGAAGTTGCGAGCAGAAATCAGTGTGATTAAGAGTAACATCCATCAAGAAACTCCAGTTAAGGATGATAAATTTATAGAGGCCATGAGCGCAATGGTTGAATCCGTCTGGGAAGATGAGATTCAAAAGGAATAGCCTTAGAATACGAAAAAAAGCCAGCCTATGGCTGACTCCTTTTTGATATGTACGCTAAAAATATTATATCATAAAGGAGGCCGAGGCATGACACCAGAGCAGGTAAAAGAAAAACTAGAGGGCGTTAAGTGGATAAACAAGGAGATTAAAGGCTTATATTTGGAATTGGAAGCCCTGGAGTGTGGTATTATCAAAAAGCCAACACTAAGCCATAGCAGGGTGCAGACGAGCAGAGAGAACAAGACTGAGAACAATCTTATAAGTGTTCTGAAGCTAAAAGAGGATACGATTCAGAGGATTGAGCGTCTTACCGAGGAAAGAATGGCAATATCTAGGCTGATTGATAAGCTGGCCAATCCGCTTGAGCGTTCTGTTCTAAGACTTTTTTACTTGAATGATCTTGTAGCTTTGGAAGTCGCTGAAGAAATAGGTAAGTCTAAAACTTCGATATATCGAGTAAAGCAGGAAGCTATAGAACACTTGAGCAAGGTGGAAGGAGCGAACTAATGGAGCTGGATAAGTTTAAAACGATGATGAACGTCAGAGAGCGGATG